ATCACGACCACCACCTCGCAGGCCAAGTACCCACTGCCTGATGGCACGGTGGATGTCCTTACGGCGGTGCTGCGGCGTTCCAATGTCGATACCGTCATGGACCGGATCAGCCTGGCTGACTACCACGAGCTGCCTGACAAGACGACAACAGGCCGCCCCACGGTGTTTTGGTTCGACCGCCAGTATGTGCCAAACGTGTTCTTGTGGCAGACGCCGGAAAATAGTACTGATCAGTTCAGGTTTTGGCGGCTGGCGCAGGTGGAGGACGTAGATACTGCCCGCGCTGACGTGGACATTCCATACCGCTGGACCGAGGCTACATGCGCCGGCCTGGCTGCCAAGCTGTCGGTCAAGAAGGCTGTGGACCGGGTAGATATGCTGACCACCCAGGCCGAGAATGCGTTTACCTTGGCCAAGGGTGACGAACGTGAGCGGGCGACCCTGCGGATCGTGCCGTCGTCGGTGATCTAGATGGCCAGGGTAAGACGCCGCCGTAAATATGCCTCCGGTCGCAAGGCCAAGGCCATTGATGACCGCACCGGCTTTAAGGTCAACTACCGGGACCTGAAAAAGGAGTGGAACGGGCTTTGGGTCCATGAGGATGAGTGGGAGGCCAAGCACCCGCAGCTGCGGCCCCGTTCAGCGGTGGACGCGCAGATCTTGCACCATGCCCGGCCTGATAGCGACGATGCCACGGTTCGGGTGTCCGGGCTGCGGTTTAACGGGGTACAATTCCAGGCATTTGTTGGTGACGTGACGGTGACAGTCTCATGAATGAGTCTTGGTTTCAAAAGCACTGGCGGCCGATGCTGATGATCATCTTTACGGTCTTGATCACCGCTCATTGGTTTGGCCTGACGGCAAATGATATCCCAGAGAGCGTACAAGGCAAGATGCTGACCCTGATCACCGTGCTAGGCGGGATTTATGTCGGCGGCCGCAGCGCTGAAAAAATTGTTAACAAGTTGAAGTAGCATGGTCACATACGCAAATTTACTGCTACAAATCCAGTCTGAGACTGAGAATGATGACTCTGAGTTCGTCACGGCTAACGACGATTTTTTGGACCGTGCCGAGGACCGGATCTTCAGGGACGCCCCGTTACTGCCGTTCTTCAAGGCTGAGTCGACTGGCAACCTGGTATCAGGCACGGCGACCCTGTCAGTGCCATCTGGTATGCGGGTGGCACGGGCCTTTTCAATCACGGTGTCAGGTGAGGAAAAATACCTGAAGCACCGGACTGACAGCTACCTTGAGGACTACTGGCCTAACTCGTCGATGACGGACATCCCGGTCTTTTACACCAGGCAGTCGGACTCGTCGTTTAAGATGGCCCCGACCCCAGATGCTGCCTATGCCTATACAATCAAGGGCCGGAACTTCCAGACCAGGCTGTCTGGCAGTAACACCACCAACTGGATTTCCGATAACGCAGCTGACGTGCTATTATACGCCTGCATGGTCGAGGCTGAAAAGTACCTCAAGAACCCAGAGGCCCAGGCCGTCTGGGAGGCCGAATACCAAAAGGGCCTGGCGTCATTGCAGGCTGAGATGGGCATGACCATCTTGAACGAGAACAGTGCTGGAGCATGATCCGTGGCGATAACGCAGGCAGTGTGCACGAGTTTCAAGGAGGAGCTTCTCAACAAGGAGCACGACCTCGACACTGACACGTTCAAGATTGCCCTCTACACCGAGGACGCTACCCTGGGCGCTGGCACCACGGCGTATACAACCACCGAGGAGATTTCTGGGACTGGCTACTCTGCTGGTGGGGCCACGCTTACCGGCGGGGTGATTGCGACAGATGGCACGACTGCCTTTGTTGATTTCGCTGACCCTAGCTGGGCAGGTGCCACGTTTACGGCGCGCGGCGCGTTGATCTACAACTCGTCAAACAGCAACAAGGCAGTCTGTGTGCTTGACTTTAGCGATAATTTTACGGCCTCGAGCGAGACCTTTTCAATTGGGTTTCCGACGGCTGACCTTTCCAACGCCTTGATCAGGCTTTTATAGGAGCAGCGGCATGGCATCGTCTGCATCAGATCTTCTTAAGCTTGAGCTTCAGGCCACTGGTGAGAATTCCGGGACCTGGGGCACCAAGGCAAATACCCTGTTCGGGCGCCTCGAGGAGGCGGTCGCTGGGATGACGGAGATCACCCTGGCTGGTGCCAACTACACCTTGGATGATACCCAGTACCAGGAAAATTCGACAACCACGGCTGAGTCACATCTAGCCATTATTAAGGCCTCTGGTACCCCAGGCGCCACCCGCCAGATCATCGTGCCGTTACGGACCAAGACCTACCTGGTCTGGAACGCGACGACTGACTCGTCCAGCATGACGGTTGGCGGCGCGACAGGCGACACCGTGACCATCACCAACGGCCACCTGGCCTGGGTATTTTGCGACGGCACCAATGTCGAGTTCGCCAGCATCTTGTTCACGACGGCCGGGGCACTGGCCTCGTTGAACATTGTCGATGATACCTCTCCCCAGCTTGGGGCAGATCTCGACATGAACTCGTTCGGGCTCGATGATACCAACGGCAATGAGCTGATGAAGTTCACGGCGACTGGCAGTGCGGTGAACGAGCTGACCCTGAAGAATGAGGCTGCGGCCTCCAACCCGGGTTTTACAGCAAGTGGTGGTGACACCAACATTGGCATCGACCTGATCCCGAAGGGCTCCGGGGTTCTTCGTCAGAGCACCACCCCTGTTGGCCTGACAGGTAAGCAGACCATCTGGGTGCCCTCTGCTGCGATGAGGCCGACTGTCAGCAATGGCTGCGCCACGCTGGTAGATGTTGAGACGACCTCCGGCAGGCCTGACATGCAGGTGCTGGACTTTGATGCCAGCTCTGATGAACACGCCCAGTTCCAGGTGTTTTTCCCAAAAAGCTGGGACGAGGGCACAGTTACCTTTAGGGCAGTTTGGACGAGCACTGCCACAGACACCGACGGTGTTACCTGGGCGATGCAGGGCGTAGCTGTGGGTGACGGTGACACAATCGACGTGGCCTTCGGCACTGCGGTCACTGTTGATGACGCCAACCAGTCAACAGCAGAGGACCTTTACCTGACTGATGAGAGCTCAGCCATTACGATTGCAGGCTCACCAGCAGTAGACCAACTCTGCTATTTCAGGGTGTTTAGAGACGTGTCAGATGCCAACGACACGGCTGCTGAGGATGCCAGGCTCCTTGGTGTCCGTGTCATCTTCAGCACTGATGCAGGAAACGACGCCTGATGTTCTATGGGCAATATACAGGGTTCGGGGCTGGGTCATCTGGGTACTCAGCAGATGCTGCTCATTTCGACGGCACGAATGACAGCATGAGAATATCCTCAGATTTAACTGGGGCGGCAAACACAAAAACTCATCTCATATCTGGCTGGTTTAATTTCGCTGCGGGAGACGGGGATGGGTTGGCTTTGTTTCAAAATTCTTCTGGAGCCGGTGGTGACTTAATACTTCAGCGCCACACTTCAGATACACATAGGATAATTAACCACGATACAACAGTTACCAACTTTGAATTTTTTTCAACCACTACTACCACGGCGGCTGTTGCAACTGGTTGGCACCACATTATGTCTTCGTGGGACGGCACCAACTTCCATTTTTATCAGGACGATGTAGAGGTTAAAAACGCCACTGTTGAAAGAGATGTGGTCGGGATTGGTACTGGTACCGCTTGGTATTTTGGAATTTCCCATGTGACCACCCAGAGATGGGATGGTGATGCCTTTGATTTTTACTATGATCAGTCATATTTGGACCTGTCTGTTGAAGCTAATCGCCGCCTGCTTATAGACGCGAACGGCAAGCCTGTTGAGTGGGCAAGCATACTCACAAATGTCGGGACACCTTTGGTCGGCTTTCACCTGGACCGCGGCGAGGCCGCTGACAACTTCGCTGACAATGCCGATGGCTCTGGCGGTGCCTTCACGGTTACAGGTGCCCTGACCACCGCCTCGACACGGCCTACGGATTGACAATGGATGATATACGTATTCTTATTACAGTCGGCACGGTCCTCTTCGCCGGGCTGTCAGCGTGGTTTGCCGTCAAGTACGGTCTTGGAGAGGTGCAGAAGGCGGTTAAGGCACTGGCTGATCGGGTTGACAAGATCAAGACAGAGAACGAACAGCAGTGGAAGAAGTTCGACGGCCTGAACGCTGATGTCCGTGAGCTGGTCGTTGAAAATAAGTACCTGAGGCGCGATCTGGATGAGTTAAGGAGCAAGTAAGATGTTACCATTTGTGATCATCGGCATTCTTGTCGTCACCTGGGCGGTATAGGATGCTGACCCTACTCGGCTCGTTGCTTGGCTTTGGCACCAGCTTCTTACCGAAGATCATGGAATATTTCCAGGATAAGCAGGATAAGAAGCACGAGCTAGCCTTGATGGACAAGCAGATTGCCATGCAGGAGAAACTGCATGAACAGAAGCTTGAGATGGTGACCGTAGATGCACAGGTTCGTGACATGGAGTCGGTTCGCAAGCACGATCGTCCGGTCAAAATTCCGTTCATTGATGGGCTTCGTGGCTCAGTGCGTCCGGTGGTTACGTATCTTTTTATGTTGCTCTTTATTGCCGTCGAGGTTGCGGCGCTGGTTGCCTTGTTGCAAGAAGGAAGAACAATGGTCGAGGCCCTGCCGGCCATCTGGTCAGACGAGGTCATGGCGATGTGGGCCGCCATCCTATCGTTCTGGTTCGGCGGGCGAGAGTTTAGACGTATGCGATCAAGATAGCTGCTCGATGTGTGTCTTGATCAACTGGTGTCCAAGGTTTAAATGGCGGCTGAGATGAGGTGTAACAATGACGGTTTTGAAATTATTCGCCACTTTGAAGGACTTCGGCTATCGGTTTATCGTGACCCCGTTGGTGTGCCTACTGTGGGCTACGGTAGCACTCGGGGCTTTGATCGCTGCCGGATTTCTATGGATCATCGAGACATTACAGAAGAAGAGGCCGAGACACTCCTCAGTATGGAGGTAGCCAAGTTTGAGCAGGTGGTCGCGGTACTTTTTTACCATCCTCTTGGAGAGAACCAGTTTAGTGCTCTTGTGTCTTGGGCTTATAATGTTGGCAGTGGGAATGCCCAGGCTTCTACTCTTAGGCAAAGGTTAAATCGTGGAGATATCGAAGGCGCGAGTGCGGAGTTTCCTAAATGGCGGCTGGCAGGTGGACGAATATTACGAGGACTTGTAAGGCGCCGTGTGGCTGAGCGGGAGTTATTTGACCTATGAACACTATTTTTGTCATAGCGGTTTTGATCTGCGGTGATTTTGGCTGCGTCACGCTGAATGACAACAGGGCGTACTTCAGCCAAAAGACCTGCGTTGAAACGTCAATGAGAGTAGCTATTAGATTTCTCGATAACCTACCACCTGAGAGGCGTGGCACCATAGCCAATGTCGACCCCAAGTGCTTTACCATCAAGCTGAACAGAGAACAGGTGTAAGAGTACGATGACGTTATCGCGGTTAAACATCCCACCTGGTATCAACTCTGACCGGTCTGATTATTCATTGGGCCCTGTCTGGAAGACCGGTGACAAGGTCCGGTTTGAGCAGAATGACCCTGAGCCGATTGGTGGCTGGGAGGCCCTGACTGACTATAACGCCACCGGGGTGCCGTCGAATGTCATCATCTGGCGTGACCTGTCTGGCAATGACCTGATGGCAGTAGGCACCGAGCAGCGGCTGGCGGTGGTGAAGAACGGAACCATCTTTGACATCACGCCGGTCAGGGCCGAGACCGACCCGCTTGGCAATGACCCATTGACTACCGCCTCAGGCTCGGCAGCCGTCACCGTAAACGACACGGCCCACGGGGCAGCAGCCGGTGACTATGCTGTCATGTCTGGGGCCGCCACGACGAACGGCATCCCAGACACCGAGCTGAACGCCGCACATCAGATTACATCGATAACTGATGACGACAACTTCGTGATCACGGTGACCACCACGGCCTCGAGCACAGGCACTGGTGGCGGGGCATCTGTCAAGGTTGAGTACCTGCTGGGCACCGGGGTGCCGGCCCCAACGGCTGGGCTTGGCTGGGGTGCTGGCACCTGGAACGAGTCAGGCACCACCTGGGGCACGGCCAGGACCACCTCGACCGTGACGCTGGATGCGAACACGTGGTCGTTTGACCTGTGGGGCGAGGACCTTATTGCCAACCGGCGTGACGGTGGCATCTATACCTGGGATGCCTCAGTTGGCACCGGGACCAGGGCGACTGCGGTTACCAACGCCCCCAGCACAAATAAGTTTATCATGACCTCGGTGCCCGATCGCCATCTGATCAGCTTTGGGGCGCATGATGGTTCTGCCAGCGATCCGTTGAACATCAGATGGACCGACCAGGAGGTCAACACCACCTGGACCGCGGCGGCTGGCAACACGGCCGGCAGTCAGCGGGTCCATATCGGTGATAAGGTGGTCGCGGCGGTCCAGACCCGTGACCAGATTATCTTCTTTACTGACGCTGCCCTGTTTGGCATGATCTTCTCAGGGGCCCCGTTTACGTTTACCTTCAGGCACCTGGCAACTGAAAAGGCCCCAGTAGGCCCCAATGCTGCCGTACATAAAAACAGCATGGTCTTTTGGATGTCTAAGACTGACTTTCACCTGTATAACGGTACGGCCCAGGTGTTGCCCTGTCCAGTGCGGGACCATGTGTTCGACGACATAAACCTTGAGATGACAGACCTGGTGCACGCCGGGACCAACGACGGGTTCTCAGAGATCTGGTGGCACTACCCGTCGTCCAGCTCGGCTGACTATCCCGACCGCTACGTGGTGCTGGACTACGTCACCAACGAGTGGGCCTTTGGGACGCTTGGCCGGACCGTGTGGAAGGATGCCAGCTCGTGGCAGGACAACCCAATTGCCTATGACTCAAGCGGCAACTTTTATCTCCATGAGAAGGGGAAAAACGCCAACGGCGCTGCCCTTAGCTGGTCGATTGAGTCTGGCACCCTGGAGGTACCGGAGGCCGGTGATCAGTTTTTCTTGGTCGAAAAGTTCATCACAGACGTCTCACAGCAGACTGGCGACGTAACGCTGACGGTCTACTACCGGCGCTACTCGAATGCCACTGAGTCAAGCAAGACATATACGATCAGCTCGACCACCGAGAAGACCTCGGCTCGGATCAGGGGCCGGCAGCTGCGGCTTGGCTACTCAAGCAGCGAGGTGGAGAGCTTTGCCAAGCTGGGCATCCTCAGGGCCGACTGGCGGCCGAGTGGGAGAAGGTAGATGAGCAGTGGTGCCCCAATTGGCCCCCTTGGCATTGCCCCATCACAGTATGACCCAGTGTGGATGCAGCAGTTCGTGGAGCGGCTTGAGCAGATCCACATTCTTTTGTCCCAGCCGGCACAAACAGGG